CACGTAGTCAAAATGATACTAGAGACAGCACAGTTACTGTCTACAGCACACAACGAGCTTGACGGTGGGCAGATTGCGTACAAGACAACGCACAAGAACCACCCGTCTGCGGTGTGGGCTAGGGCTAACCGTGAAAACTACACATGGCTTCAGAGGCATTTAATGGCCCTAGGAGACGAATATACACGCAGGTATGGTAGGGTACACAAAACCATACAAACGCACTCAGAGGCGCTTACAGAGGCTCCTAGAGGCATATCTGACGGTGACTTCACTGATCCACCACAGTGTATGCCAGACGAGTGTAAAAGGCTTGACCCAGTGCTGGGCTATCAGGTATACTATAACTACAAGGCAGACGACTGGGACGCCCGTGGTATCCCTATGAAATGGTACGGAAAGGAGGCAGTGTGACATACTTTGTTATAGTTATTATAGTTTTTATTCTTTTTGATATTTTCATAGGGGGTTAGGGTGTACCACATATTAGCAGTATTGTTTGCACTTATTACCGCACCACTTTGGATACCAATAGCGCTGTACATTTCGGCAACCCATGACTGGACAGACACAGTACCTAGAGACGAGGATTTACAATGAATGACTACAACGAACCAGACTTGACACACGAGCAGATGATTCAGGATATAGCAGAGTACGAGTTAAACTTCATTGGCTTTGCTGAGACATTAAACCTAGCGCGTACAATGATACGTAAAAAGTACCGTGATATGAGTTACAATGAGTTAGTGAAGGCTTACAACCAAGTGTTTGGAGAATACCCTGATGAGATGTAAAGCGTGTGACGTTATCCTAGATGATACTGAGGTAGTCAAAAAGGATGCTAGAGGAGTACACTACGACCTGTGTACAGAATGTTTGACAGTCTCTATTGCTACCCACTGGGAACTAGAGAACATGGAGTCAATAGATAATGACGGTATTATTACACAAGATGATGTGTTGACACTACAGGAAAACTATGATAATATATACTTAAGTATTACTAAAGATTACTAAAGTGTATAAACTAAAGAATTAAACTAAAGGATTAATACTAATGAGTACTACAGGAGAAACTAAAGTAGGGAGGCGCTGGAATCCTGTAGCCAAACACGATCACAACAAGGGAGGTGTACACAAAGACAGGAAAAAGGATGCCAAAAAGTACCAGTCTAGGGGTAAACGGTTGACAAAGCCTCTGGAACGTGAGATACTATAGATGTACCTTCGGGTATTCACTTTAATCAGACGAGGATTATCTCAATATGTCAAATGTAATTGAAGGTGTGGTAAACTTCAGCAACGTCACTAAGCACGACGTATTCAACGGGCAGGACACGGGTACGTTCAGTATCACAATTACCATGTCTGAAGATGATGCGGCTACGCTGGCGGCACAGGGCGTTAAGATCAAGGACTACGAGGGCAACAAACAGCGGAAGTTTAAGTCCAAGTACGCTATCGGTATGTACACTTCCGACGGTGATCGCTTTGATGGCGAGGTTCCCTATAACTCTCGTGTACGTCTGAAGTACAAGACAGGCCCAGCACACCCTGTCCACGGTACTCCTACGTATCTGGAGGCTGTGAAAGTGCTAGAGTTGGCAGAAGTATCTGAGGAGGCTGTGGACTTCTGATGGAATCTAAATTCCTACACCACGAGGAATGTCCCAAGTGCGGTAGTAGGAACAACGTGGCGGTGTACTCCAATGGGGGCCGCCACTGTTTTTCTGCCGACTGTGATTACCACGTAAACGGTGAAACCGGAGAGGAAACACAGGTGACAACACCCAGCAACCTAAACATGGGCGGTGTGGTAGCTGAGATACCAGAGCGTCGTCTGTCTGCCAAGACTACTAGGCACTATCAGGTAACGGTAGAATACGACGCCAACGGGAAGATCGCTAGGCACTACTACCCGTACTACGACAAAGACACAGGCGAGTTAGTAGCCGCCAAGTCTCGCGTAGTCAAGACCAAGGACTTTCTGGCGTCGGGCACTATGTCCAACGTAGGTCTGTTTGGTCAGAAGCAGTGCCGTGGCACAGGTAAGTACGTCACGATCACTGAGGGCGAACTGGACGCCATGTCTGTCTACGAAATGTTCGGACAGAAGTACGACGTAGTGTCGCTTAGGTCAGGCGCTGGCAGTGCTGCAAAGGAGATCAAAGCACAGCTAGAGTGGCTTGAGGGCTACGAGAACGTGGTCATTTGTTTTGACCAAGACAAGGCAGGTGAGTTAGCGCTGGAACAAGTCAAGGATCTCTTTAGCCCTAACAAGCTGAAGATATGTAAGCTACCGCTCAAGGACGCCAGTGAAATGCTCATGGCTAACCGTGTGCAGGAGTTTACACAAGCGTGGTGGGATGCCAAGGTGTACAGACCGGACGGTATCATCGCTGGCTCTGACACTTGGGAGGCTCTGGTAAACAAACGTCAGGTACAGAGTATACCGTACCCGTGGGAAGGCCTAAATGAAATCACAAGAGGACACAGACCTTACGAACTTGTCACTATTACCAGCGGTAGTGGTATGGGAAAATCTCAATTCATCAGAGAACTTGAGTACGATCTTCTCCAACGAACAGAGGCAAACATCGGTGTACTTGCACTGGAGGAGGATGTCGCAACGACAACTTTGGGAATCATGTCAGTGGCGTCATCTAGGCGACTCCATCTGGAGGAAGACACGCCTGTTGATCTCCTTAGACCTCATTGGGAGGCAACGATGGGGTCTGGACGTTATTACCTTTTCGATCACTGGGGATCAACGTCGGCTGACGAGTTACTCTCAAGAGTACGGCACATGGCAAAGGCCTGTGACTGCCGATATATCATCCTCGACCACCTGTCCATCGTGGTTTCTTCTCAAGAGAACGGGGACGAACGGAAAGCAATAGACGAGATTATGACACGCCTACGCACACTGGTGGCAGAGACAGGAATCACTTTGTTCCTAGTGTCGCACCTGCGTAGATCATCTGGTACTGCCCACGAGGACGGAGGACGCATAAGTCTACAGGACTTGCGTGGTAGCCAGAGCATCGCCCAGTTGTCAGACATCGTGATTGGTATGGAGCGTGACCAGCAGAACCCAGATGAGGACATCAGGAACACAACAACGGTACGTATCCTGAAGAACCGCTACTCTGGTGAAACTGGCCCTGCTTGCTGGCTACGGTACGACAAGTTTACGGGGCGTATCCACGAGTGCGCTAACCCTAACCCACCGGAGACAGAGTTTTGAACATATACGACGTTATTCGTTATGTTGACGAGACTAAAACCTATAGTTACGGACTGTTCTTAAAACGGAAAGAAGCATTAAAATGGGCAAAACATTTAAATGATATTTACGAACAAGATTATGGTCATTTAAATTACAACACAGAACACGTCGTAATACAGAGACTAACCGGAAAAATAGATTTTTACGACTTTAAACCGGAGGTTTGATTTTGAGCAGCCTAGAACAACTTAGAGAAGAGTTGGCAAAAGAAATAGAGAATTATAGGAAAGCGTCTGCTCGTTGGGGAGAAAGTGAAAAAGTATATGGGGAACCTAAACTTACAAAATGTGACATACTCTCCGCAAGGATTGCTTTTGAGGAAAACGATCTTCCTTATATTGAAACCAATAACGCCATCTTTTTAGTAAAAGGCAAATACTACTACGTTTCTACTACAGGTAAATGGAGAGTAAAAGGGAAACAAAAGTGGTACAGAAGCAAAGACGTTTACCAATTTATAGATACGTATGTAAATAGGAACCAGAACAGGTGAGTAACCTAGTCTTTTGTGACATAGAAACTGACGGGCTAAACCCCAGTGTTATCTGGTGTGCAGTCTGCCGACACAACGGAGAAAGCGAGGTAATATGCAATGAACAAGATTTCAAGGATTACATGGCTCGTAAAGCGCCGGTTAAGCTGGTATTCCACAACGGAATTGGCTTTGATATTCCTGTGGTTGAGCGTCTTTGGAACTTTGAGTTTGCTAGGGATCAGGTCACTGACACTCTAGTACTCTCACGGCTGGCTGATCCTAGCCGCTCTGGTGGACACTCTCTGCGTAACTGGGGAAACATCTTAGGCTACGCCAAGGGCGACCACGAGGACTGGTCACAGTTGTCACCCGCCATGATCGACTACTGCATCCGTGACGTAGAGTTGACAGAGGCGGTGTACAAGCGGTTACTGGTGGAACTCGACGGGTTCTCAAAGGAGTCGATTGACCTAGAGCACCAAGTCCAGTGGATCATTCAGGGACAGGAGCGCAACGGCTGGCTACTGGATCAGCGTCTGTGTCACACGCTGTGCGCTAGGTTCAAGGAGCGTATGTATGAGATCGAAGAAGAACTCCAGAGGGTGTTCCCGCCGATTGTTGAGGAAAGGTGGTCTGAGAAAACAGGCAAGCGCCTTAAGGATAAGGTTACGGTTTTCAACCCCGGCTCAAGGCAACAGGTGGCAGAACGACTTGAAGCTAAGGGTGCTGTATGGTCGGAACTCACCCCATCTGGTAGGCCACAGGTGGACGAGAGGACACTTGAGGAAAACAAACATATACCGGAGGCTGTATTGGTTCTTGAGTACCTACTCTTGCAAAAGCGATACGCACAGGTATCCTCTTGGCTAGAGCACGTACAGGAAGACGGAAGGGTACACGGACGGGTTACAACAAACGGTGCTGTCACAGGCCGCATGACGCACCAGAATCCCAACATGGCACAGGTTCCTTCAGTTAATTCACAGTTTGGCAAGGACTGCCGTGACTGTTGGGTTGTACCAGAGGGACGTAAGCTAGTGGGTGTTGACGCTAGTGGACTAGAGCTACGTATGTTAGCGCACTACATGGGAGACGAGGAGTTTACTAATGTCCTACTTAGAGAAGACATTCACACCAGAAATCAAATTGCTGCAGGACTTGCAACAAGGCCTCAGGCAAAGACTTTCATCTATGCTTTCCTCTACGGAGCAGGAGACGCAAAGATTGGAAGCATCGTCGGAGGAACTGCAAGCGATGGTAATCAGCTTAGGACACGCTTTCTACGAAACACACCTGCTCTTGAAGCTCTACGAGAACGAGTTGGACAGGCGTCTAGGAAAGGCCACCTCATCGGACTCGACGGTAGAAAACTCTGGGTCAGATCAGAACATAGTGCACTGAACACACTGCTACAGGCGGCTGGTGCAATCGTGATGAAGAAGGCTTTGGTTCTTCTGGATGACTACGCAACACAGCACAACATCGACTACAAATTCATAGGGAACGTACATGATGAAATACAATCGGAGGTGGCTACAGAACAAGCAGAGAAGTACGGCTGGCTCGCAGTTGAGTGCATCAAGGCGGCTGGCATATCATTCGACCTCCGGTGTCCTCTCGACGGAGAGTACAAAGTGGGAACAACTTGGGCTGACACACACTAAGGAGAGTATAATGAACTATCGAAAAGGTGAGGGTAAGTACTACAAAGACAATCCTGAGGCTGTTTGGAAGCGTGACCAAACCAAAATGTTTGTGAACGGAAAGTACATATCAAAATCGCATCCTCTGCACAAGCCCGGACGCTACAAGACGTTTGAAGATGCGGCCTTTAGCAGTCTTGCGAAGTACGAAACAATCCGCGAGGGACAGGTATATATCATTACCAACCCCAGCTTCCCTGAGTGGGTCAAGGTAGGTATGGCTGTGGACTCAGAAGACCGCCTCAATGGGTATCAAACATCGTCACCTTTCAGGGACTACTCCTTGTTTACCTGCTGGTCTGTCGCTGACCGACGAGTTGCTGAATCAGACGCACACGCTCTACTGGAGAAGTCTTTTGACCGTAAAGGTGAGTGGTTTAATTGCACACCAGAACAAGCCAGAGACTCTATCTCTGAACTAATGGAGCAACACAAATGAAATCAATACACACACTGATAGACGACATTTACTCTGTTGTTGCTTCCAAGGAAGTGCCAGAAGGTGTCGATCTGTACGACGAGATAGACCGCTTTGGTGAAAACTGCAAGCGACTCATGTCTAACTTGTTCACTGAGAAGCGGGATGGTCGCAAGCTGCGGATGTCTAACATCGGTCGCGACGACAGATTCCTGTGGAACGTCGTGAACAACCCAGACGTACAAGAGGAGATGACTCCTAACACCTACGTCAAATTTATGTACGGGCATCTTATCGAAGAGATGCTGTTGTTTCTCACCAGACTGTCAGGACACGAGGTTACAGATGAACAGAAGCAATGTGAAGTTGCGGGTATTACGGGGTCTATGGACTGCAAGATTGATGGCATTGTCACTGATGTTAAGAGCGTGTCCTCTTTTGGGTTTAAAAAATTCAAGGACGGAAGTCTGGCTTTTGATGACCCGTTTGGATACGTTGCTCAGATTAAAGGCTATGCACATTCCGAAGGCGAAACATCGTTTGGCTGGCTCGCGATGGACAAGCAGAATGGGCATCTGACGTACCTCAAGTACGACACTGAGGATACACAGGCTCCCGTGTACGACAAGATTTCTTACGACATAGAGGAGCACATTGAACGCGTAAAAAAGCTAGTGGAACAACCAGAGGAACCAGAGGTATGTCACGAAACCGTACCAGATGGCAAAAGTGGAAATCAAAAACTCGCCGTTGGTTGTTCCTACTGTCCCTACAAGCATACCTGCTGGCCCGGAGTAAGAACGTTCCTGTACTCAAGTGGGCCACGCTACTTAACAGAGGTAGTAAATGAGCCGAAGGTCACGGAAATCCAAACTGGGTAACTTCAGATCGGAGTTTGAAAAAGATGTCGCAACGCAGTTACAACCATTTGGCTTTAGCTACGAACCGTGTCAGATCGACTACAGGATTGAACGGAAGTACACGCCAGATTTTGTTTACGAAAGGAACGGCAGAACCTACTACATTGAGTGCAAAGGATTCTTTAGAGCAGGAGATACGCAAAAGTATAAAGCGATCAATAACTGCCTCTCAGAGACGGAAGAACTCATATTTGTACTAATGAAGCCAAATCAGAAAGTGAGTAAAAGTACCAAAAATACTATGGCTGAATGGTGTGACAAACACGAGATTCTATGGTATAATATAGATACACTAAAGGAGTTAGTGGATTATGTCTCTGACACTAGAAGAAATTAAGGAGCGTATTTTGCGGTTTTATGACCCCGACGATCTTCTGGAGGCTTTACAAATCTCTGCTGAAGAATTACTGGACAGGTTTGAGGACAAACTAATCAGGAAACTAGATCAATTTCAAGAGGAACTGGAGGAAGAAGACTATGAGTACGTTAGCTAAGATCAACGAATCAATCGCAATCTATCGGTATAACAACGGCTTTATGGTAGAAGCAAACGGACGAGACGAAGAGGGAGACTGGTTTACACAGAAGATGGTGTTTGACTCAGCAGACTCTGCCTACGAGTACGCCAAGCAGCTTCACACAACATTGCCTCTGGATAACTGATATGAGTATTGACGATGCAGCACCCGCAGATTGGGACAAAGTAAAATCAAAGACGTTCACAGGAAAACTGTATCATCCTCAGGATACTCATAATCCAGTGACAAAGCCCGATCACTACAACAAGGGCGCTATAGAGGCCATCGAAGCAATCAAGGCGTCTATGCACCCACAAGAGTTTAAGGGGTATCTCAAGGGTAACTGCCTGAAATACCTTTGGCGGTACGAGTACAAGAACGGAGTAGAGGACTTACGTAAGGCTCGTGTCTATCTGGACTGGTTAATTAAGGAGTTAGTCAGTGGATGATGACGACAAGACAGTAGACCTCTACGAGTTAGAACCGGGGATGGGTACAGCGTCTATAGACCCTGACGCTAAACGCACGATGCGCGTAGTGGAAGGCAAGTTTGGGCAGAAGAAAACAGAAGAAGATCAGGAGATCACAACCGCTCAGTTTCTGGCGGCGTTTGCAGCAAAGGCTACGCTACAGGAACAAGAAGGCAGGAAGCCAAAGGTGGTTGTAGTGATGTACGAAGACGGTGAAATGTTTGAAGTTGCGTCTAATGAGCAGTATCCTGACGGGGTGTATATGTTGCTACAGCTGGCAGCACAAGCTATTATCAATGAAACTCTAGGAGTAACTGAATAAATGGACGCATACCAACAGTACATACACAAGTCACGATACGCAAGGTACTTACCTGAGGAGCAACGTCGGGAGACTTGGGAGGAAACAGTTAACCGTTACGTAAACTTCTGGGTAGACCGTGGTGCTCTGAACGACTTTGATGTATCAGAGATATTCAAATCTATTCACGATCTCGACGTAATGCCATCTATGCGAGCACTGATGACTGCAGGAGAGGCTCTGGATCGTGACAACGTTGCAGGGTTTAATTGTAGTTACCTGCCTATTGACCACCCTAAGGCCTTTGACGAACTGATGTACGTCCTGCTGTGCGGCACAGGAGTGGGCTTCAGTGTCGAGCGTCAGTACATTAGCAAGCTACCAGAAGTTGCGGAGGAGTTCCATGAAACAGATACAGTTATCAATGTTGCAGATTCGAAGATCGGATGGGCGAAATCGTTTAGGGAGTTGGTATCACTGCTGTACACAGGTCAAGTTCCCCGATGGGACGTTAGCAGAGTACGACCTTCAGGTTCCCCGCTCAAAACTTTCGGAGGTCGTGCAAGTGGCCCTGAACCTCTCGTCGAGTTGTTCCGATTCACGGTGGACCTGTTTCGGGAAGCTGCTGGACGAAAACTTAGCTCCATTGAATGTCACGATCTTTGCTGCAAGATTGCTCAAATCGTTGTCGTCGGAGGAGTCCGAAGATCAGCCCTGATTAGCCTGAGTAACCTGACGGACGACAGAATCCGTCGATGTAAGCACGGTCAGTGGTGGGTCGATGAACCCCAGAGAGGACTGGCGAATAACTCAGCCTGTTACACAGAGAAGCCTGATTTTGAGGCTTTCTTAAACGAATGGACAAGTTTGTATGAATCACGCTCTGGTGAACGAGGTGTCTTTAGTCGAGTGGCAAGTCAAAAACAAGCTGCAAAGAACGGCAGACGAGACGCTACCTTTGATTTTGGAACTAATCCGTGTTCAGAAATCATCCTCAGACCCTATCAATTCTGCAACCTCTCTGAAGTTGTTGTCAGGCCAGAAGATACACTCGCAAGCCTCAAACGAAAGGTACGTGTTGCGACTATCCTTGGAACTCTACAAGCAACGCTGACAGACTTCAGGTATCTGCGTAACATCTGGAAGACTAATACAGAAGAAGAGGCGCTACTGGGAGTAAGCCTCACAGGGATCATGGATCACCCGTTACTCTGTGGGAGGGAAGACAGTGCAAAACTTAAGAAGTGGCTTACGGAGATGCGTAATGAAGCTATCGTCACGAATGAGGCGTGGGCTAAGAAACTTGGTATTAATCCGTCTACCGCAATTACTGCAGTTAAGCCTTCAGGCACTGTTAGTCAGTTGGTTGATAGTGCTAGTGGGATACATCCTCGTTATTCTAATCAATATATTAGACGAGTACGTGCAGACAGTCGTGACCCTCTCTGTGGTGTCCTAGAGGCCGCTGGTGTGCCTGTGGAGGACGATCTAATGTCCCCCAGTACCAAGGTATTCAGCTTCCCTATCGCGTCTCCTGAGGGCGCTGTGACAGCCTCAGACATGGGTGCTATGGAGCAGCTAGAACTATGGGAGATATATCAGGACTACTGGTGTGAGCACAAGCCATCTATGACTTGCTACTACCGTGATGAGGAGTTTCTGGAGGTAGGACAGTGGTTGTACAACAAGTTTGACAAGGTGTCAGGGATTAGCTTCCTGCCCTACTCAGACCACACGTACCAACAGGCTCCTTACGAACCTGTGGACAAGAAGACGTACAACCAGTTAGCTAAGGATTTCCCAAAGGATATATCTTGGGATATAGAGGAGGCCAGCGACATGACCGAAGGATCACAACAACTGGCCTGTACAGGGAACAACTGTGAGTTATGACAAAAAGAAGATAGAGTAACCTCTGTCGTTACTGCCTACGTCCTCTGGTTTCTTTTTGGGATCATGGGACGTAGGTAATCCTTCTTTCTGCATTTTCTT